ATTTTATATGCAATACTTGTCCCTATGAATGGATAGAATATGATAATCAGGATAATTAAAGCAGTTATTAGATACTGGAAATATTACAGACATGATGATTACGTTAATGTTAAGAAAGAATGGATAACTAAATCATGAAAATTTTAGTGAAAGATAAATCATGAGCCGATGGAAGCACAGTATTACTAAGTATGAATTCAGAGAATTTGCCGCTTCAATTAGTGAGGATGGTAAGGTAACTATTAAGCATCATGTAAGTGGAGAAGAATACGACGAGATAACAGTTCCAGCAAGTCTAATCTTTCAACTAGCTTATATGCTTAAAGGTTCAAGGAGATTAGTTCATGATGATAGACAATCAATTACTAGCGATGCTAGAATGGATAAAGATTAATCAAGGAGGGTCAATTCTATTAGCTTTTATTTCAGTTTCTTGTATCATTGAAGGTCTTATTATGTTAATTGTTAAGAAGGATAAATTAAATGACTGAATCTACTAATAATCCAGAAGAAAAATGGACCAATGTCATGGTAGATTCCTCAATCTTAAGCACCTTCATGGCATGTCCTCAAAAGATGGATTATGTTTTCAATAAACATTTAGTTTCAGTTCATGGAGTCTCTAAATCATTTGAGAAAGGACAATTAGTTCATATTGGACTTCATGCTTATTGGAAGGCTAGGATAGAAGAGAAAGATTATCAAGAATCATCTGTCATAGGATTAGATGCAGCAAAGAGAGAATCAGTTAAGTTTAATAATCTAGATGCCGAAGGCTCATTAGATGTATTCAAGAGTCTAGTAGAATATTTCAAGTATATTCAGAATCAATCATGGATTCCTCTATTTGCAGAGCAGCACTTTAAGTTTATTGCTTATGAAGATTCATCAATTAGACTACGAGTTATTCTAACAGGTAGAATTGACTTAGGATTAAAGACCCCTCAAATTCCTCTCATTCCAGTAGATAATAAGACAGAAAGTGAAAGATGGTTCTATTCTCAATTAAGTAATCAGTTTAAGATATATGCATTAGCTTGTAAAGTTAATGTTTTAGGAGTCCAGCGATTTGGATTTCAGAAGACTCTTAAGCCAGAAGAAAAGTTTAAGATGGAACTAATTCCATTCGATCCTGATGTTCTAGAAGAGTTTAGAACGGTTACTCTCCCTTATTACTGTAAACAACTACTACTAATGAGAGAAGAAGGATACTATCCTAAGAATCATTCATCTTGCATCAGTGGCCATTTTGCTTGTCAGTTTTCTGATAAGTATAATGGAGGAATTTGTAATGTCAGTAGAAATATCAGGGATCAGAAAATTGAAAGATACTTCACGGTTGGAGAACCGTGGGATCCGGCTAATTTTTAATCTAATGACTAATAAAATATTTCATTATCATTGTAATAACTGTAATATTAATTTTAAACTCTACTTCAAATTGATTTATAAATTTTGTCTTTGGTGCCGTTCTAAAAATATAATTGAAGTAATTTCTAATGACTAAATTATTTTGCCCTTATTGTAAAAGTGAAACGTGTTGTGATTGTATCGAAAGAGCTAATTGCAGTAAAGTGGGACAGATAGGCCATAGATTATGTGGTATTTGCCAAATACATAAAATGCCTCGATTAGTTTGCGGATGCTATATTAAAAATGAGCCCAAATCAACATAAACATCAGTATAGGAGAGTCCTAATCGGCTCTAAATGGGCGATGAGATGTGTTAAATCTAATTGCTCCCATTATATTTGGGGAAATGGTAAGTTTTCCTTTCCTCTCCTTATTGATAGGATCGCTGAATGCTCAAGATGTCATGAATTTTTTCAATTGACTAGAAGAGCAACTAGAATGAATAGTCCATGCTGTGAAGACTGTATTAAGAGTAGGAATAAAAAGAAATTGGAGAGCGCTGCGGAATTTTTCAAATCATTAGAGGAATCAATCCAATGACATTTAATGAACTCGAACAAATTTACGATATTCTTCAATGGACTGATGGGATTGTATCTGATAAATGTGAGGAGGATTTCAAAGTTAAAGTAAAAGAAGCAATCAAGATTATTGATAGAGAGATTCTTTTGAGAACTATGGACCCTAGAAAAAAGCATGACAATGATTATCTTGGTCATTAAATGAATATGAATAAACTTATCATTGAATTAGCTTGTAATGAATGTTCAACTTACTACAATGATGAATTTGTTGAAGATAAAGTAGTTGAATTCGTTCCAATAGGTGATTTATCCTTTAACATTTCATCCTATGCACAATATCAAGAATATGAATGTCCTGTTTGTAGTCATAGGGTTAGTCTTTATATTCAGCCGATTAGAGAAGTATTAAATTAAATGCCAATAAAAGCAGATAATCAAGTGATAAGACCCGTTATCTCAGCATTATTCAAAGGAAGAACAGGAACAGGTAAATCAATAGCTGCATGTGGAAAAGAGTTTAGGCCAGTTTATGCTTTTGATTGCGAGGGAAGGTTTAATTCAGTCATCAATTATTATAAAAAGCTCGATGGCCATTGTAGAGATGTAGAATATGATACCTTCCCTATGAACGGAGGATTCTATCCTCTTGATAAACGAATGGATGAAATTGCAGCAAGATGTGAGTATAAAACTGTAGTAGTCAGCTCATTAACTTCATTTATTCATATTGTTCTATTTCATCTAATTCAAGCTAAATCAGGAATGAAAAGATCAAGCGGAGCGCAAGCAGGAAAAAAGATAGGAGGAATTCCTGTTAATGAATTAGAGGATTATAATGCTGAAGATGCAGCGATCATTTTTGAACTATTGAATTTCTTGACAAACTTGAAATCACAAGGAGTTAATGTAATTCTAGAAGCTCATATTTCTCCTTATGAAATCAATACTATTGAAGATGGACAAAGAGTAACTACTACAATTAATCAAATTCTAACGAAAGGAAAGAAAGCTCCTGCACAAATTCCAGGATATTTTGATGAGGTTTATTTATTCTATAAGAAATTTGAAGGAATTATAGCAGGTCAAGGAAAAGCATTCTATGAATTTACAACTTCTGGTAGTAGCACAGATGAATGTAAGACTTCTAACGGAATAGTAGGATTCAATTGGACTGATTTAGATTTCTCCGTTGAGTTAATGAAACAAATAAGTAAGGAGATTAGAGAAACTCCTAGAGTCGATCCTAATTTGCCAAAGGTAGTTAAGTTCTAAAATAAAGGGGAGGTGATTTACCATCTCGGATTATCCTCCGAACATAAAAAATTGGGGGTCGCGCATCCAATAAAATAACACGCGAAAATCAACTAAACTCACTAACTAACTAAAGGACAAAAGAATGATTACAGTAAAAGCCTCTGATGCGCTCCGATCTGAAACCCTTACTCCTGGTTGGACTACTGGAAAATGCACTGGATATAACCAAGCAGTAGCAGCGACAGATGGAAGTGCGGTTCATAAGTTCGAGATTGAAGTGGCAATTCCAGGAATTCCTATTCCGGTTCCGCTTTCTGAATATGTTATTTCAGAGAAGGCCACTGGAATGGGAAAGAACTTCTTCATCGCCTGTGGATTTCCAAAGGAAGAATGGAATAAGATGGTTCAGGGAGAAGTAGCATCCCAGCAAGTCGATCCGAATTCTTGCATTGGTAAGGAATTCAGAGTATTCGTTACTAATGAAAAGTTCGGTAATCGTGTAATGAATAAAGCGGGAGATTTTCTTCCTCTTTAAGTAATAGAATTCTTTAAGAAGTAGAAAGAGAATTATTCTCTAATCTTCGTTAGCTCTTAACCGTGTAAGTTAATCTATTTCGTTAGTCTTAAGTAAATAGATTAATCGAAGGAGCGGAGCAAATACAATGATAGGTTAGAGAATAAGGAGGGAGGATTAGGTAATGCTGTGGATTCTATCCAAGTGTTCCTAATCTTCCTTCATTAATAAGTTAGCAAAAAATGATTAATAAAATCAAGGAAGAAGTAATATGGTATAGAAAATGTAGAATGATCGTAGAATATCATGAATTAATGAAAACTAAGAAGATCGATAAGAGAAACCATAAGTGGAGATTATTAGATACTAGTCGTGATTTAAACCTATCAATCGGTTATATCAGTGAGAGTATCAGACTAAATAAAGCAATAGAAGAATTTCCTTTCCTAATGAAACTATCTAGAAAATCTACTCTATCTTATCTCAAGCGCCGTTAATGCAATCATCTTACGTTCCCGGAATCGGTCCAATCGGAGCTAAACTTATGATAGTTGGAATAGCTCCAGGCGCTGATGAAATTAAATCAGGTCAACCATTTACTGGGCCTTCTGGAAAAATTCTTAACTCTGACCTTAGAGATGCCGGAACTTCAATTCATGAAGTTTATAGAACTAACATATTCAAGTATCAATTACCTAATAATGAATTCAAGCGATATGCTGAAATTGGCCTTTCTCTTCCTGAAGCAATGGCCGATATTAATCAAGAAATTCAATCAATAAAACCTAATTGCATTCTAGGACTAGGCGATCCGGTTCTCTACGCATTAGCAGGCAAATCAGGTAAGTCTAATGGAATTAATGTCTGGCGCGGTTCTATTCTTCAATATGCTGGAGTTAAATTAGTCACTACATGGCATCCTGCTGCTGAACTTCATGGTGAAGGCGAAGGACAATGGAAATCCTGGCAGAAATATGTTAGAAAATTCGATATTAAAAGGGCAGTAGATCAATCTAAGTTTAGAGAATTTAATCTTCCCCAAAGGTTACTACATGTCGCTCGATCTTCAGTTGATGTTCATAATTATATTGATAAGAATTATAATCAGGATTATTGTTCAGTTGATATTGAATCTATTGAGAATATTCCAGTTTGCATTGGACTTTCTTTCAATTCTCATGAAGGTATTTCTATTCCATTGTGGAATAATTTATCTATTAAATCAACTAATGAAGCTCATCCGAAGAAGTCCTACTCCTATAATCTCAAAATAAGTGGGATTCCATCGGCTGACCTTGCTTACATTTGGAAATTCCTAGCTGAATTATTCATTAATCCTAAAATTAAGTTCATTGGTCAGAATTTTAAATATGATGAAGATAAGCTAAATCGCCTTGGATTCTATTTTCACTCTCTCTACTGGGATACAATGATCGGAACTCATTGTATAAGTTCAGAAATGCCTAAAGGATTAGCATTTCAAACTTCTATTAATACATTAGAACCCTATTACAAATTTGAGGGCAGGCAGTTTATTCCAGGAAAAGATAATATTGATAATTTATTTCTCTATAATGCAAAAGATGCCTGCGTAACTAGAGAAATTTATAATGTCCAATATCTTGAATTAAAAGATGAAATTCCATTTGGATTAGAGCACGCTTTTTGGAGAATGAAATTACATAAGGCATACTTGAAAATTGATAATGAAGGATTTAAGGTTGATGAGAATGAACGGAAACTACTAATTCATAAATATGTTGAATGGCTAGTTAAGTTAGAAGTTGAACTTTACTCTCTTACTAAACAAGTAATTAATATTGCTTCTCCAATTCAAGTAGCTAAACTTCTCTACGATGATCTTAAAATTCCAAGAAGAAACGGAACAGGAGAAGAAGTATTAACAGCATTATTAGGAAATGTAATCAAAGATGAATCTAAGAAAAGAGTATGCGAGATTATCCTAGAACATAGACGAGTTAATAAATCATTAGGCTATCTTAAAGCAGAGCCTGATTATGATGGGAGGATGAAAACTAATTTCCTAATAACAGGAACAGAGAATTTCAGAACATCAACTAATATCCTAGAACCTCCAATACGTCCATCTCCAAAAGGATGGTCTTTTCAGACTGTGAGTAAACATGGCGACATTGGTAGTGATTTACGATCGATTCTTATTGCAGATCCTGGATATATTATTGTCAACATCGATCAATCTCAGGCAGAGGCTAGAGTCTGTTCATTATTGGCTGATGATGAAGAGACACTATTATCATACGACACTTCTGATAAACATGCTCTTACTGCCTCTAAGTTTTTCGGAGGATCTGAATCAGACTATAGTAAAAAAATCCTAGGATATGAATGTCCTCAGCGCTTCGTAGGTAAAACACTTAGACATGCTTATCATCTAGGAATAGGTAAACACGAGGCAATGATTAATGTCAATACAGATGCAAGAAAATATAAAATTCCGATACGTATATCAGAGTGGAAAGCCAATGAATGTCTTAAGGTTCTATCAAATGATACCCCTAAGATTCAAACTGTGTTTCATGATTCTATTCAAAAGTTATTACGTAATGATCGAAGAATTATCGGAACCTATGGAGCTTCCCGTTACTTTTTTGACGAAATGGACAGTAGAGATTTATGGAAAGGAGCATATTCGTTTATCCCCCAACAAACAGTGAGTGATAAGACTAAACAAGTAATTTTACTTACTCATAAGAATTTACCTGATACCAGAATAGTATGTGAATCTCATGATGCTCTAACTTTTCTAATTAGAGAAAAAGTCCTTCATGAAAGAATAGAAGAGATTCAATCCTACTTCGCTATTCCGATTGACTTCTCTAATTGTTCAATCCCTCGCCGGTCATTAGTTATTCCAGTGGAGTGCGAGATTGGAATTAACTACGCAGATTTGAAGAAGTATAGACTATGAGATTAATCATCAAGTTCTACAATGATAATACAATTAAGATTTATCTAATCAAAGGAATGGATATAATATTCAATGATAGTTTATTAACTTTCTCTACTAATCATGATGTGAGAATTGAATTAGACTTAAGTTTGATTGAGACTCTTAGAATTATTTAATGAACTTCATCGATCTAGTCCTCGATTCTACAAAAGAATACGAAGCGCCGAGAAGATTCTATTATTGGGCAGCTCTATCAGCTATCAGTGCGATTCTTAAAGATAGAGTATGGTTCGATATGGGAAAGGCATATAAGATTTATCCTAATATCTACGTTCTTCTTTATGGACCATCAGGAGTTAGGAAAGGACCAGCAGTAGCATTAGCTGAGCGCATTGTAATAAAAGTAGATAATACTAGAGTAATTAATGGCCGAGCATCTATCGAAGCGATTATTAAAGACTTAGGAACTTTTACAACGAGAGAGAAAAAAGAACCAATTAAGGATTCATGTGGATTTGTAGTAGCTTCTGAGCTTTCCTCTTCCCTAATATCTAATCCATCAGCAATGGATATCATGACTAATCTTTATGATAGAATTTATAATGAAGGAGAATGGAAATACAAACTAAAAGTAGGCGAATCGCATACACTAAACAAACCTACAATAACTTGGCTCTCTGCATCTAATGAAGCATTATTCAAAGATTTTCTACCGGAGAAGAATATTTATGGAGGATTAATCGGTAGGATGTTCATGATAGCAGAGAATAAACCTAATCGAATCAACTCATTAATGTTCGATCCAAATATTGTTCCTGATTTAGATAAGATGGCAGAAGCTTTAATGCCACTAACTAAATTAAACGGACAGTTTACAATGTCAGTAGAATTGAGACATGAGGTTGATCGATGGTATAATAGATTTGCTAAAGAAATATCTCCTTCTCTTCATGATGAAACAGGATTCGTTAGTAGAATTCTAGACTTTGTTATTAAAGGATGTATGTTAGTATCATCAGGAAGACGAGGCGATCTAGTCATTTTAGAAAGTGATTTCCTAGAAGCTATAGAAATTATCGAGCCTTTAATAGTTCCTACTAAAAGAGCGGCATCGATACTTAAGAAAACTGATGCAAGCCTTCAGGAGAAAAGAGGATTAGTTCTTAATTATCTATCTAATCGTCCAGCTTATACTTGCACTAGAAAAGATATTCTAAAATCTCTTAATCTGAGATTGGACCACGAGGATTTGGATCGCATTGTTAGTCTAATGTTACAAATGCAAGTAATTCAAGTATCAAGTAGTGGTAGTGATGTAATCTATAAACTTAACATGACTAATCCTAAAGTAAGTCAATGGATTCAGCAGTTTAGGAGTTCTTAATCATGAGTGTAATAGTAATATACCATAAGAATTGTTTTGATGGAATATGTTCTGCATGGGTAGCATGGAAAAAATTTGAAGATTATGCTAATTATATTCCAATGTCATATGGAGACAATTTACCTTATTTTCCAGAAGGGGCAGATATTTATTTTATTGATTTTAGTTTAAAAAGAAAGGAGTTAATTCAATTACATGAAATTTATAAAGTTACTGTAATAGATCACCATAAGACAGCCGAGAAAGAATTAGAAGGATTAGATTTTTGTATATTTGACATGAATGAATCGGGCGCTTCATTAGCTTGGAAATATTTCTTTCCTAATATTAATATACCATTACTTGTTAGATATATTAAAGATAGAGATTTATGGTTATTTAAGGAGAAATATTCAGAAGAAATCAATTCTTATATTCAATCTTTTCCAATGGTTATTCAGGATTATGATGACTTATTTTATTCACTGGAAAATATAAGTGGATTTACCGGAGCTGAAATAGGAGGAAGGTCAATCAATAGATATAAACAAACTATGACAGAAGCAATTTGTAAGAATGCTGCATTTGGTTATAGTTATCCTTTTTATAATACTAGTGTTCCAATAGTTGCAACATCAACTTTATTTAGTGAAGTGGGA